GTCAGCTTTTGAATCTGGGCTTGCAGAGAGAGAACCGTCTGATCCTTGTCGGTCAGCGCTTTGGTGTACTTCTCTTCCCAGGACTTCTGAAGGGCATCGACGTCGCCTGTCTTGCGGGCGTGTTCTTCGGCTGCGCGCTTGGCTGCCTCTTCGGCTTCCTGTCGCTTCTTGGCCTCGGCCTTCTTCTCAGCCAGGAGTTCTTCCACCTTAGCCTTGAGCCCGGTGACGTCTTCATTCGGCTGCGACTGCGGAACGCCATCGATTTGGAGGTAGTACTTACCGTCCTTTTCGACATAAAGCGGGATGAGCGAAGCCTCCAGCCCTTCCAGGCTGTCCAGTTGATACTTGAGCATGGTGTCTCCCAGAGACTTGGAGTAGGCCCTGCCTACAGATAGAAAAAAGCCCCGGAGGTCCGAGGCTTGGGTTTACTGTGTCTGATCCAGCACACGCTGGAAGTGGGCCTTGACGACCGCCTTGATGGCTTCATATCCCGCATCATTGGGGTGAACGCCGTCATTGGTCAGTCCAGCCTTGATCTCATCCTGTCCTGAAGCATTGCGTGAGCCTGTAAAGGCATCGGCATAGCCTTTCATCACGATCCCGTTCGCTACCCCAGGCAGGAACTTAGTATTGAAGTCACGGCGGACCTGATCGTTAGCCCCGACATTGCGATAAGCCGCATTGGTCGGTGTCGCTTCCGGAAAGAAGATAATCGGCTTCATGTTGCGCTGTTGCAGCGCGGCGTACACACGCCCTAAAGAGGCCTTGTATCGCCGCTGAGCCGCAACGCTCATGCCGGTATTAGCCGCTACGTCGTTACCAGACCATGGTGAATAGGTCAGAATCGTAGGCCGCACACGGTCGATGTGGTCTTCAATCATCCGGCTGTATACGTCAGGTGCCTGCGCATGGAGTCCTGCGTTGAAATACTCAACCGGCTTCTCAGGCGTGCTCAGTTCATAGCAGGCACGCTGGACTGCTCCGTAATCTCGTACTTGGCCGCCCAGACCTTCCTGGATGCTGTCACCCATGATCATGACTTGATGACCGCGCTTGGTCGTCATGTACTGGATCGCTGGAACGACTGCCTTTGTGTCACCACCTGAGCTAACCACGTTGTTCTGGGTGAACGTCGCCTTGTTCGTGACGCCCTGAACTTCCTGGTTGGTGCTGCGGTAGATCCGTGGAGCCGAAGCGCCTCGCCAGTAGTACAGATCGTTGTATGGGGTGGTCAGCGTAGAGCCTGCTGGATACTCGATACGAACCATGACCAGTGGCCGGCCTGACGCTGAATCTGTCCGGGCGATGCTGGGAAGGTAGATCATGTCGGAGTAGGACATGCTGTACCGCTCTTCAGCAATGCGCATTGGCAGATCAACCGTGCCAGCGCCGTTGTTCCAGGTGACGTCTACCCATTCGCTGGCTTCAGGGCTGGTAAAGACCTGATAGTCAGCAACAGGAGCCGATCCCGCAACGCCTACACACGCCTTGACGCCAGTGACGGCAGCGGTATGAATATTCGGGATACCGATTCTGAAACCAAGAAACTCGGTTTCGACTTCGATCATCATGTTGAACGTGATGGCATTGGCTGCCGCCTGCGTCTTCATGCGACCGAAGAGATGTTTCGTTAATACGCTCGTTCCGGTGGTCAGGAACGATTCCAACTGCTCGCGCTTCTTCTGCTCCTCATAAAATGGAGCCATAGCGCGTGGAAACGGCTTTCTTGCCATGGTGGTCTTCCGTTGTGGGGTGATCGTTCCTAGATCCCGGCACGTTCGAACGCTAGGGGCTCGAGCGACCTCATCTCTTTCAGGGTTAGAGGAGAGAAATTCCTGTCCAGCTGGAGTTGAGAGAAGCGCTCTGCGCTCAATCCACCATCCCTGAACAGCTTTGCCCTAGCCTTGCCCAGCGCTTGGTCCTGAAAGCTCTCAGGCTGCGTTTTAAGCCACTCGTAATAGCTGAGTGATGCACTGACCTGCTTTCCACCTTCAGCGCCCTTAGAGGACCGCGTAGCGCCTTGGCTGAATAGCTTAGAAAACTTTGTTAAGGGAACTGCCGTTGTCCTGCACCGGATGTGAAAAGGCGGCCTAGGCCCTGAATCGACAGGGAATATTCTTCCGTCCATGGACCTACAGATTTGTGTGGTGGATGAGTCAAGCGTTGCAACAATCTCTATCCCACTAACAACATCGCTATTCGCCTTTAAAGTCTCATTGCGAGCCTGTTGTGCAACATGCTGAATAGCGGTTCTAACCACTGCATCGGCATTTCTGTTGGTGATATCAAGAATGCCGTCTTTGTAATTTAATGCCTTTGTACCCCGAATAGCCTGGATTATCTGCGTAGTGGTCTGGCCCTCGAATAAGCCCTGACGTATCGCGCCTACCACCCTTTGGCGTTCTGTCTGCGTCCAGCCTTGAATGAAGGCCTCCAGCAGCTTGCCGCCGTCCACCCCTCTCACACTCAAGGGGTTGGTCAGGATTGCCGCCTTGATCGCTGCCACACCAGGCAGTACCGCTTCAAACGTCACAGCCGCCTCTAGGTTAGCCGTAGCCACTGAGGCCGCGTTGTTCAGGCTTGATGCCTCGAACTGGGCTTCGTACATCGCAAGGTCAACCAGATCCAACTGAAGCTGGTCAGTGAATCGGGAGAAGATACCCAGCAACAGGCTATCAACCTGCTCTAGCAGCTTCTCCTGCCGCTTGCGTGTGTACTCGGTGATGTCCGGGTCGCTCAGCTTGGCCCTGATCTTTCGATCCAGCTCCTTGAGGAACGGGGCAAACTTGGCGACCTCATTGGCCTTTAGTTGTTCGAGCAGAACAGCATGACGAACCGTGGCATCAAACAGTGCTGGATTCGCCGCCATTGTCGTCTACCTCTGGGTCGCCTATGACCCTGATATTCTCGCCGTCACAGACAAACTTGACTGTTAGCTCTTGGGCACCGAAAGGCTCCGAACTGAGCGAAACACTCGCTTGGTTAGGCAGGCACTTCCCATCCTCAGTGAACAAGCAGAACAAACCCCGCTCATTGCGCTTCAGTATCAGCTTTATCTTTTCTGTCTGTTGATTCGACATCATCGTCCTCGTCGTCCAGGTCTAAGCCCGGCGCTGTGGTTTGAAGCTCGTCTCTGATCGCTTCGTCCTTCTTCTCAGGGTCAATCAGCTGATAGTCACGCAGCTGACGCCAGAAGTCGGACTGAGGAATCAGCCCGGCCTGAACGCCCTTGATCAGGTTGGCAAGCAGGTTCGCGTCGATCGTGACCTTCACAAAGTTCTGGTTGAGGGTGTACTCCATCTTGCCGGTGGCATTCATGAAGATACCCATCCACTCCAGCACCTTGCTGTAGGCTTCGGATACGTTGCTGACGACCAGGGATAGAACCGAATGCTCAGCAGCGTTCTCGTTCTGCTCCTGAGTGGCTGTCTTCGCTCCACTGCCCTGCTCGATCAAGCGAGCGCCGAGGGCAATCATCTGCCGCTCTTTGGCGTCCATTGCCTCCTTGGCTAGCGTATTAGGCTCAGCCTGAAGGATGCCTGCCTGACCACCACTAGGAAGCAGGAACGGTGAGCGTGCGCCGAAGTAGATGCCGTTTTCCTCCATATGGTCGCGCCACTGCTCATCGAGGCCGGAGATCCAGACCTGCGGCTGACCCACCAGATAGGCGCTGTCCTCGTAGTCAGCACTGTTCCGGTAGTGGGCAATGTTCAGCTCCGCCATGTCATACAAGGGAGCATCGTCGAGGTTGGCGTCGTTGCTTTGCGATCCGAGGAAGGTAAACGGGATTTCAGTCCAGGCAGCGCCGCGACCATCTGTTGGCTCACGAGCGTCAAAGATGTTCCAGCCACCCTCATTACGCCAGATCTCAACGGCGTAGCGGCCCTCATCCGTCAGCCTGAGCACTCGGTACTGGTCTTTGACCTCCTGACCAAAACCATCTGCGGTGTCTTCCTCGTACTGCTCCTTCAGGACAACGAGGGACAGGACGTGCTGACCACCGATCTGACGAGTACGCCAGTTGATGATGTCCTCAGCCTTGTATCCCGTTACCGTAGCCCGAATACGCCCGGCCTGCATATCGGCAACCGATGCCCCACCCTCAATGGCTGGGTAGTCCACAAGAAGCCCATGGCGACCAGTCTCAAGCAGATGACCGATAACCGCTTGGCTCTGCTGGTAGATGCTGACGCCCTGACCATCAATGTCCTCGCTGACGTAGGACAGCAAGCTAGGAACCTTGAGCGTCGGCCATGTGGTGAACACCGCACCTATCAGACCGTTCTTAGTCCGCCCTGTGGCGTTGTAGAACACAGCCCGAGCAAGGTAGGAGTCATAGCGGGCTCTGTTGGCCTCACTCTTGTCTTCCGGGTTGGGCCTAGGCAGGTAATGCCACTTCTCGCCCTTGATCTTCTCCGAGCCTTTGCAGACGTCTCGCACGAGCCGCCAACGGCTAAGCGCGGCTGTCAGCTCGGGCCTTGTATATGTGACGTCGGACATCAGCGTGCAAATCCCATAGATATTGAGGTGACTGGCTTCCTGCGCTGCGTTGCCACGGCGAAGTAACGGAACGCATCCGATCCGTGCGATGACCAGTCATGTAATGGTTTGTCTTTCCAGCAGCCTTTCTTGTCGTCCCATTCCTTGCGGTAGTTTTCCAGGCAGTTGATGCCGGTCTCGCACTTGGATTCGTCAAAGGCGCAGCGCGGGAGGACCTCACGAACGAGTTCAATGCCCTCATCCACGCTCAGCCGGGGGACTACGTTAAAGCGGATGCTGTATTTCTTGCCGTCGATTTCGTATCCGTCAGCGGCAAGCTGTCTGCGTGAGCGGCCATCACCGGCGAACTCACGATTATCAATGTCATGCGGACCCCAGTGCTCGCTGTAGGTGTAACCCCTATCCTTGAGCACCTTGAGGTAATGTCTGAGGCCTTCGCCTGAGTTCTCGTAGTAGTCAACGACGTGGAACTCATTGCCCACCTCTCGAACGAACCAGATCGCCGTCGAGTCGCCCACGCCGATATCCCAAAAGGTCATTACCGGCTGATGGCTGTTATCGGGTAGCTGGCCGATACGCTTGTTGGCGTACAGCTTGGCGAACTGCTTCGAGTAATAAGCACCCTCGATTGACTGCTGGAAGGCTTCGGCAGGAATGGACGGGTATTCCCGCTTCATGTCCTCGCCTAGCGTCTTCTCTTTGGCCGCATACCAAGCCTTCTGGCCTTCGTTCAGCTCAATGCCATACTTACCCTTCAGATCGGCGAAGTAGTCGATCAGGCGCTGCGGTAGAGACCCTATGGGCTCAAGCCAGTATTGGGCGTTCTTCCACCAGGAGAAGAAGAAAAACTTCCAGTCCAGCGGGCCAAGCGGCTGTTCAGTTAATGCCTGCTTCTCGGCGCTCTGTGAGTAGTCGAAGAAGTACCCTGAGCGACCTTCAGCAGTGGATTCGATAGTCACATAGCAATCAGCGGCTACGGCCTCAAAGGCACCAGTGACGATCTCTCGCGCCTTGTGAGGGTACTTGGCGCAGATCTTCCCGAACTCGGACACATGCAGGTAACGCAGCGTACCGCCTCGAAATGAGGCGCTGACGTAAAGTGACCCGCCTTTACTGAACACCAACTCACCTGCAGCATCGTTACTTGCCGGGTTGGCTGCCTTGATCTCCTTGGGGAGATGGTCATAGGCGTACTTGATCTTCTCCCTAAACAGGCGCTTGGCGTCATTTAGGGTATGGGCGATCAATGCGCACTTGGCCGACTCGAATAACGCCGCATCCAACTGGATGATGCACTGCTCAGTCGTGAAGCCAAGCTGGCGGGCCTTGAGGATAATGTTCCGAGTATGCAGGCCTTCGAAGTACTCCAGCTGCTCACTGGTCATCTTGAAGCGAACCTGCTTACCTCTCTTGTCCGTAATGAAGTACAGGTTGTTGAGCCGCCACAGCTTATCCTTGAGCAACTTCAAATGCTCGGGCTTCATGCTTAGGCTCCGCTCGATAGCTCATCCATCAGACTGGAAAGCTCGTTTACCGTCTTGTCACCTTCCTCGGTGTCGAGGTTGTAGGCCTGACGCTCACCCTTGATCACCTTGAGCTGAGCATCAACGCCCGCGTTCAACGATCTAGCAAAGCGGTCGTGGTTATCTTCGTTCACGTCCATATCAGCCAGGGCAGCACATAGCTTGTTGGCTATACCTCTCCACAGGGCAAGGTCTGAACGGTGAGCCAGGACGACTGAGGCTGCCGCTGTAGAGGCTTCCTCAATGATCTCGGCATCAGTTCGCATTTGTTCGTGCGAACCTACAGCGCGAACTTCACTGCGAACTAGTTTGCTTTTGGTTGTCTGTCGGACCTGCTCGGTTAGGTCTCTTTCCCATCCGTGCTTTTTGGCGTGATTGCGAATAGCTGTATCGCTAATGCTATGTTTCTCGGCAATTGCCCTTACAGACAAGGAGCCAGCCCGAAAGGCGCGCTCAATCGCCTCCCAATCAGGCTGCTTGGTTGTCATTACTCATTCACTCTTCTAGCTGGGATACCGCTAAAGCGACACCGATCTTGGCCTCATCACTCGACTGCATAAGTTCAAGGACTTGCTTGCAGATGGCCTCTATCTTTTCCTGATCCTCTTTCGGAAGCTCAGAAATAACACCCTTAAGTGTGTAGTACTCAGCTCTCATACTCATTCGGTCACCCGCTTCAATAAACCCTTGTCCAATGAAACCCATAGGTCCCCTTCAAACATTCCTAGCCAGCCATCAGGAATGGTTTTCCCAACAAGGAATCCATCGCTGTAGACGCCAACATAGAGTTCACTTCCCCACTGCGAGACGCATATGAGATCACCTTCAGCTGGCTTGTCGTCAGGGTAGGTTTTGATCATTCGATGACCCGTTGAATTGATACCACACCGTAGAAGTACTCAATCTCTTCCGCGCCGCAGTAAAAGGTTGCTAGGCGGCCACGCCAGACGACAGATTCAGCCTCTACGATCCGCTCATCATTGTCGTCTGTTGTTACCTTCCACTGTGTCATGGCCTTCACCTATTTGAAGACTTCACGGAATGCATCCAGAGCGGGCTTATTACGATCAGCCTCAAGACTCATGATGTTTTCCTTGGCCGTCTCAGTGGCCCACCATGCATAGCAGTCTGAGCCGTTGTCTCGTGCATAGATCAGGGCATTCTTTAGTGCAGCCAACGCATTGGGCATAAAGCCAGGAGCACCCACTTCACCCAGGCAATGCTTGAAGCCTGCCTTCTTACAGAGGGCTATGCATTCCTTCATCCGATTAACGCCGACTTGAGGGTCGATGTTGTCGTGTCCGTAACCCCCACCAGCATTCTCATCCATGTATAGATGGGTATGGATTTCAATGCGGTTCGCTGGGTCCTTCAGGGTGAATAGCTTTTCGTTGCCCTTAGCCTTAAAGCTTGCCGTGGTTGCCCAATCAAAGGACTCGACAGCAATGGCGCACTGCATATCGATCTTGCGGATCTCATCGATACACAGCTGGGCCTCTTTGACCCACACGTCTACAGAAGGAATACCTACGGGCTCGTTACATAGATCAATACCGTAGAACGCCGCATAAGCCTCTGGATCTGACTTGATCAATGCAACGATCTTGGCGTCTACGTCAGCCAACGCACCATGAGGTACCGCTGCCGTTCCGATCTTCTGCCGATTAGCCGCCGTGTTGGTAGTGGTGTAGCCCACATAGTTATGGACATCCACCAGGACCTTTAGCCCCACTTTTCCGTGGAGCTTGATGTTATCTAGCAGCTCTTTGCTGTAGCCGGGATCTAGCGGGCCAAATAGCTTGCGTTGGATACGCTCCCAGGCAATACCGACACGGGCTTTCTTGGCACCGAATCCTGCCCAACGCGCGATCTGTGCAGCACTAGCCCAGAAGTAATTAGTACCTGCCTTTCCTGGTAGGACAGTCTCACCGCCACCGGCCTGCCCGATGTTGACGCAGAAGAGGCCTTTCGGCGCTAGGTTAGGGTTCGAACCAGCAACGGGAGCCGGATCATTGGCCGGTACGCTTGGAGTCACCGGAGTAGCCGATGACCCCTCAGACTTTGGGACAGTGAAGATCACCGCCTTACCAGCCACCTTGCTGGGATCTAGCTTGTTACCTTCAAAGGTTACGCTTGTCTTATCGTTAAATACTTCGACGTTGATGACCTTGCGGGTAGTGCCGTCAGGCAATGCTGCTGTCTGCCCTTTAGCCAAGGCAGGGTTACTGGCGACAGAGATACGTGCAGCGTCATCTGCTACCCATACGCCTAGGTTCCAATCACCTGTAGTCACCTGCTCATTAGGCACAAGGCTTAACGTTGTGGTCTCTTGGCCAGAAGGTTGGCCAGGGGCAGACCCAGTATCTACGGGGCTTTGAGTGCCATTGCCATCTGTTTCACCCCCTGTTTGTTGGCCAGGGGTTGTGGCTGGCGTACCTGCATTGATCTTGGCGATTGCATCCGACAACGGCGCTATAGCCTTCGTGACACTGCTATCGATGAGCGCAGTGAGTTCGTCGTCCGTAAGAACGACTATTTTGGGCATTTCGGCCATGTGACTCGTCTCCTAGGGTTGCCGCGCCGGACAACGTTCTCGGTCACTGGCCATTGATGATGGTGTTTTGCTCATTGATCCACTCTTGCAGGCTGCTGAGCTGTTCAGCATTGGCCCTACAGGTGGCGTAATTCTGGGTGACGGTTGTTGCTATGGTGCTCAGCTTGACTTTAGGGCCTGCTGGTAGAGGTTGAAGCTCACGGGGCTGTTGCATCAGTAGCGCCGGAGGCAGCATCCAAACTGATTCCTCGGGCCGCTGCGTCGTGCACGCGGACAAAGCCATCAGGCACAGAGCACTGATCATCAGCTTTAGGGGTGATATAGATCGGCACCTGCTTGATGATGGTGTCGGCCTGCTTGTAAACGATCCTTTCTCTATCCACATACTGAGTCACTACCCTATCTCTTGCCTTGACGAGTACCTGAACATCCTTGACGGTCTGTTTCAGTTCCTTTTCTTGGTTGTGGGTAGCTCCAGATACCCAGCCATGCGCCCATATCGCAACACCCAGGGCCAGTACCGCGAGGTATGCCCATATGCGAGGTATGAGTAGGTTCATGTCAGCCCCAGGTGCCGGTACGCATTGCCTGAGCGAGTTCTTTGGCGCGGCCTTTTACTTGAGTAGCCCACTTGCTATCAAGCATCTCGGTA